CGTGGACTTTTTTCTTCCAGACAGGAATGCACCAGGTGTTTATTGTTAACTATGAATCATTAAAGAAATACTTCGTACAACGCATAAAAAAAGCCGAAGGCTGGACGTTGAGAGATGTAGAATTTAGAAACTCAATCAATTTATTCAAGTCAGTTATCATTGATGAAAGTCACCGTTGTAAATCAGCATCAACCCAGCAGGCTAAATTCTGTAAAGGGATATGCACCGGCAAAGAATGGGTGATAGAACTTACTGGAACCCCAGTTGTCAACAGGCCAAAAGACCTGATTCCACAGTTGGCAATTCTAAACCGTATGGAGGATTTTGGTGGCTATAAACCATTTGTTAACCGATACTGCTCCGGACAAAGAGAGGCTTCTAATTTGAAAGAACTGAATTTCAACCTTTGGCAATATTGCATGTTTCGTCGTGAAAAGTCTCTTGTTCTTACAGACCTTCCGGATAAGATACGTCAGGTTAATACTTGCGAAATTACAAATCGCAAAGAGTATATGGATGCAGAACGCGACCTTATTATGTATCTACAGAAATACAAGGATGCTGACGATGATAAGATAGAAAAGGCTCTACGTGGTGAAGTGATGGTACGTATCAATATTCTCCGGCAAATTTCTGCTCGTGGCAAAGTACGCGATGTTATTGAATTTGTGAAAGACTTCCGGGAGAATGGAAAGAAAATAATCCTCTTTTGTTCGCTTCATGAAGTTGTAGATCAATTGAAACGTTACTTCCCCACGGCTGTATCTGTAACAGGTAGAGAATCACCGGACATGAAGCAAAGAGCGGTTGACGCCTTTCAAAATAATCCTAAAGTGGATATTATTATTTGCTCAATAAAAGCAGCCGGAGTCGGTTTGACGCTTACCGCATCAAGTAATGTCGCCTTTGTTGAGTTCCCTTGGACGTACGCCGATTGCTGTCAATGCGAAGACCGGGCGCATCGTATCGGACAAAAGGATTCTGTGACTTGCTACTATTTTCTTGGCCGGCGAACTATTGATGAAAAAGTTTATCGGATCATTCAGGAGAAGAAAAATATAGCCAATGCGGTAACTGGATCCACGGAAGATATTGAGGAAAATATTGTAGATATGGTTGCACGTATCTTTGATACAGAATATGATGATGAAGAATAATTCAAATTAAGAAAAAGATGAGTAAAGATATAATTCTAAGATACTATAAATGTTCTCTTGATGGTAAACATTGGTGGAGCACTTTTGCTGCATCTACTGGGCAAGCAAAGCAAGCCTATATACGTATGTTAGATGGCTGTGCAGATGATTGCTTTCTATCCATAATGTGCCGTGTAGATAGCCCCAAAACAACGCAGGCATTTAAGGAAAATGCTAAGTATAGAGGGATTCCTTTTGCTTATGTAGGGATGAATGTTAAAGTAGGCGGTGTTAAGGGGGTAATAGTTGGGCACAATAGTAGTGCTAATCTTGATGTGTATTTTTTGGAGGGTGATAATAAAGGGCAAAAATTGAATTGTCACCCAAACTGGAAAATACAATACTTTAGTAAGAAATGGAAATTAATCAAAGAATTTAACTAATGATAGATAAGCGATGAAATCAGAAAAGGCAAAACAATATATAATTGAACATGCTGAAAAAGACAGAAATACATGCCAATACTATGTGCATGATTCGGAAGCGTTTGAGGCTGTTAGTATAGCGGAAGAAGAGATAAAACAAAGTGCTATTGAGGCATTTAGCAGTTTTGTGGTAAGTTATTGTAGCGAATCAGGGAAAAAGGATATTGTGAAAGATTCGGAGCATTACATAAAAGTATTTGAAGAGTTGATTAGCAAGTAACTAATTAGGAGGATTTTATATATGAAATTAACAGATGAAAGCCTTATGCCCTTTGGTAAACATAAAGGTGAAAAAATGGCTAATGTCCCAGCATCATACCTATTATGGATTTATGATGAGTGGACGCTCCCAAATCCACGCTTTGGCTTTGTGAATCAAGAAGTAAAAGCGTACATAGAAGATAATTTGGATGTACTGAAAAAAGAAGTAAAATCATAAAAATAAAGAAATGAATAAAATAAAAAAGCAGACCTGTATAGGTCTGCATGATATGCTGTTTCTTAAGAATTTTCAATGGAGGGATTCGAACCCTCATCTTCTCTGTGAAGACGCTTTACCATTAAGCTACAAAGCAATACGCTCTCCGAGGAATTCACAGCTTCCAAAATGAGAGGAAATGGATTGCTCCATTCTAATACAGGTGTTTTTGATAACCCCCTATTGAGTATTAGGGCGACAAAGATAAATATTTAAAATTAAATTATGAAAATATTAGTAAGTTTTTCTGGAGGAAAAGATAGCCAAGCCTGCTTAATCCAATCCGCTCAACAATATGGGGCCGATAGAATCGAGGCTGTTTTCTGTGATACAGGCTGGGAACATCCCAACACCTATCAACATATAACAGATGTTTGTTCGCAGATGGGTGTGAAACAGATAACGCTTAAATCAAAGTTCGACTTTGTTTCACTTGCAAAATATAAGAAACGTTTCCCGGCTACGACCACGAGATTTTGCACGGAAGAGTTGAAGATAAAGCCTATGATTGATTATGTGTTATCTCTCGATGATAGCTGCATTATCATTCAGGGTATTCGATCTGCAGAAAGTGCGTCACGTGCTGCAATGGAAGAGGAATGTATGTATTTCAAATACTACTTTGAACCTCTTGAAACGAATACAACACGTATAGAGAAATTGCAACGAAAATTATCTAAGACAACAAACTTCAAAAAAAGAGTTGATATAGAGGTTAAAATACAAAAGTTGCAGGCACGACTGGCTAAGGGTAAAGAAGATCCTAAGTATTACACATACCGGAAGGAAGATGTATTCGAGTACTGCAAAAAATACGATGCCTCGGTATCGCGCCCAATTAAAGAAAAAACAGCGCAGGAAGTTATAGACATAATTCTAAATGCAGGGCAAAAGCCTAATCCTCTGTATTATAAAGGGTGTAAACGAGTAGGTTGTTATCCGTGCATGATGTGTCAGCTTTTAGAAGTTAAAATCCTGATGAAGGAAGAGGATCAAAAGCAAAAAATATTGGATGCGGAATCGGTAGTAGGTACAAATTTCTTTCCTCCCGGATATATTCCTAAGTATGCTTGTTCCAATGGGAAATATCCTTCTGCCGAAGATGTATTTAAGTATGTAAACGACAAAAACGCCACATTGGATATGTATGAGCCGGAAGGTGGTTATGCTTGTATGAGCCTATTTCATGGGCTTTGCGAATAGAGTTTTAATTCAAATCAAGATAGAAAGGAATCAAATTATGATACGAGAAAAAACAAAGTATTATACTGACATACAGGTGTTGGGTGGAAATACAATAAGAATCTGCAATAGAAACAAAGGTTCTTTCCTATTTTCAGGAACTCCGCAAATTCAAATCATTGATGAAGATGATTTCCAGATGCACACTAATCTTTCAGATGAACAAATTGATGAGATTGTTGAAGTTTTGCAAGCCGCAAAGCAAATGGTTAAAGATTAATTCAAATATAAGACAATAACGAATCATATCGAGGAGCACCTCGGAATGATATTCAATAAACATAGTAACTAACCCTTTAAAATGATACAGCCAAAGCATTACAATTATCACAACCGGTCCGGACCGCCCAAGTACGCAAGGACTACATTAACCATTTCCGGCAGGAGAAACCGCTTGAAGGCATATTATTCACTGATTTCATCCAGGATGTGCTTGAAAAGAGAAGCAGACGCAAGTCTGAACACTATGCAGCCGTTTACGATGCGATCATAAAACACATTGATAACTTCTCCTCAGAGTTTGATTGTGACATATTCACCAATTCGGTGACGGCTGAGTTTTTGGACGATTTCATCATCTATCTGGAAGACCAAGGACTTCGACATAATACCATTGTCGGATACGTTCTGAAAATTCAATCACTTGTGCGTAGAGCATCTCAGTACAACTATGCAGTAGATAATACCTACGACGAGATTGATTTGAGGACTGAACCAACAAACGCCGTGTTCCTTTCGATGAATGAGATCACAAGAATATACTACTACAAGTTTGTCAGGCAGGATAAGCGGAAAGCAAAAGAACGGATCAGAGATATGTTTGTATTAGGCTGTCTCACTGCCTTGCGATACTCGGACTATTCAAGACTTACAAGTCAGAACCTTATTGATAACTACATTGTCATCCGGACAAAAAAGACTAACATCGACGTAAAGGTTCCAGCTCATGATTATGTGCGGGAAATTTTCTCAAAGTATGCCGGTCAGGTTCCATGCGGTCTTTGCATTCAGTACTTCAATAAGTATCTGAAGGTGATAATGAAAGAAATCGGATTAAACGATCCGATTACTTATTCATTCACTAAAGGCGGAAAGCTGACAACGGTTACCCATGAAAAGTGGGAATTGATAAGTAGTCATACAGCAAGAAGAAGTGCAGCGACAAATATGTATCTGACCGGCCGGATGAAGACGTTCGAGATAATGAAGCTCACCGGGCACCGGACTGAACAGAACTTCTTTCGATACATCCGGCTAACTGGTGATGATACAGCCCGGTCTATTTCGGGTGATATGTTTTTTAGAAAGTAATATTAAAAATGAATAAAGAAAAGTGCATTTTATGTGGAAAGGAAACAGTGTCGGTTATTAAGACCGATATCGGTTTTATGTGTTATAATTGTTATGCTGATCAGCGTAATCCTCCACGTTCTAAAGAAGTACATAATAATGAGGAAGCTCGCATACAAACAGAGTTCTTTAAACTTATTCCTTTATATTTCCCCAATATTCCAGACAGACTTATATTTGCCGTTCCGAACGGTGGTAGTCGTCATGTAAGGGAAGCCGCTAACCTTAAACGTCAAGGAGTGAAACCCGGAGTTTCTGATGTGATCGTACTAATTCCCAAAAAGGGTTTTGCTTCTCTCTGTATAGAGTTTAAAACGAGGGTAGGTAAACAGTCAGAAGAACAGAAAGAGTTTCAAAAACAAGCGGAATCATGCCGTAATAAGTATGTGGTAGTCCGAAGTGCATCACAGGCAATTGAAGAATTACGAAAATATCTTTCTTAATAGAATTGAAATTTGTAATACTGAAATTCCACAGATTGAAATCGCTTTTATGTGATAGGGGAGAGGGCATCTATTTTTTTATATATTTGTTCTAAAAATACAAGTATGACATTTGAAGAAGCTGTATCATTAGTTGATAGGATAAAAGAGCAAGTTATCGGTATACCTGTTAAAGGCCGCTTGATTGAATCTTTGTTCATAGGGCCTACAAACTGGAATGAAATGCATGTTTTTATGAATATCTGTCTTCAAAAAGGGGAAGATGAAGCTATCGACGAGTTTATTGGAAAAAGTTTCTCTGTGTATGGTAGGTCTGTAACCTATATTAATCCAGATCTTCCTCGGTGGGAAGTAACAGTCTTGGATGACTGGGAAAAAACTATTTATAATTAAAAACGAGTATCTGTAATGAGCAAACCCTGACCTCTTTTGTTCTTAATGAAAAGATTCAGAGTTATGAAAAAGCAAATAGAAATACATAAGATAGACATATCCAGCAGTCTTCCGTTGCAATTTGCCGATGAAGGAATAAAGGCTGGCTTTCCCTCTCCTGCTCAGGACTATATGGAACAGGCGATTGACTTGAACAAAGAACTGATCCGTCATCCGGCGTCTACGTTCTACGGACGTGTGACGGGAGACTCGATGAGAGACGAAGGAATAGAAGAAGGTGACATACTGGTCATCGACAAGTCATTAGAACTGATGGATGATGATTTGGCAGTATGCTTTATCGATGGCGAGTTCACCGTCAAAAGAGTAAGACTGGAGCCGGAAGCTATCTGGCTGGTCCCTTCCAATCCTGATTATCCATTGATAAAAGTAACCAAGGAGAATGACTTCATGATCTGGGGAATCGTTACATTTACAATCAAAAAGAATCGGAGGAAAAGATAATGTTCGGTTTAATGGACTGTAATAACTTCTACGCATCTTGTGAACGGGTATTCAATCCGGCTCTAAACGGAAAGCCTGTCGTTGTACTATCCAACAACGACGGATGTGTCATTGCAAGAAGTAATGAAGCCAAGGCATTAGGGATCAAAATGGGTGTCCCTGCATATCAAATTAAAGACCTTGTCAGTAGCAATCAAGTTACAGTATTCTCGTCGAACTATACTTTATATGGAGATATGTCCGGACGTGTAATGTCAATATTGGCAGATTTAGCTCCCGAACTGGAAGTTTATTCAATTGATGAAGCATTCGTCAATCTAGTCGGCATTCAAGAGATTCGATCTTTCGGAGCAAAAATTGTCAATCAAGTAACACGTGGTACTGGCATACCGGTAAGTCTCGGTATTGCTTCAACTAAAACACTTGCAAAAGTCGCTAATAAGTTCGCGAAGAAATATCCGGCATACAATCGTATATGTATTATTGATACAGAAGAAAAAAGAATCAAGGCTTTACAACTTACTGACATTAGCGATGTATGGGGAATCGGACGTCGGCAAGCTGCAAAGTTGGAAAAACAAGGAGTGAAAACAGCCTATGACTTTACTCAGCTTTCCGGTTCATGGGTGCGCAAGAATATGACAGTAGTCGGTGAACGTACTTGGAAAGAACTTAATGGGATTTCCTGCATTGATATGGACTCAGCACCACCGGCTAAGAAACAGATATGCACCTCACGCTCTTTTGGTAAGATGCTTACTGATATCGACACAATAGCTGAAGCCATCGCCACACACGCATCAACCTGTGCAAAGAAACTCAGGAAGCAAAAATCTTATGCAGCATCACTAATGGTATTTATTCATACCAACAACTTCCGGGAGGACCTTCCACAATACTGGAAGAATACAGTCGTACATTTTCCTGTACCAACTAACAACACACAAGAGATAGTTCATTATGCGTTAGCCGGATTAAAAACGATTTTCATGCAAGACTATCAATACAAGAAGGCAGGCGTCATCATCACCGAAATAACGGAAGATGTACAACTCGGACTTTTTGATTCCGTAGACCGTGAGAAGCACAATAAGCTCATGCAAATCGTAGACAAGATCAACGGTGATCACGGTCAACGCATCAAACTGGCAGTGCAAGGAAACGGAAGAGAATGGAGGTTAAAACAAGAACAGCTCTCCGGACACTATACAACCGATATAAACCAAATAATAAATATTAATTGTAGTATATAATTAAGAGGTAGCTTATACGGCTACCTCTTTTTCTATCGGAACCAAAGGAGAACAGTTTTCTCGGTTTACAACTATATCACGCATATTAGGTTTGTTATTAAAATTGCGAGAGATATTTTTTATTTTATCAGCATAATCGTTAGTCTTTTTATCAATCTGATAATAAAACACCTTGATAGATAGACAATTATCATGTTCAAACAAAGTGTTTAACAATGTTCGATCAGAATTTCCACATGAATGTCCCATTATAAATATTTGATATGGACCTGATGCTATGAAGTTTAACAGTTTTTTATAGTTCCTTGTCTGATGATATTGTATAGACTTGATATTTTCTAAAAAGTCATTATTCTGCAACTTTTCTATTTTTTTATAATCATCATCCAATTCATCACCATATCCAAAAATAATAGGGTTATTTTCACTGTTCAATTCTCCATGTATATTGATTATTTCATTGAAATTTTCATCAGTATACAGCTTTTCTGCAGTCTTTGTATAATTAAAGTTGAGAATTAATGTATATGGTATGCAAAATCTCTCCTTAAAAGTTTTCTGTTTACAATGTTTTTCAATAAAATATATTTTAGCTTCCTCAATTGACAAGCATGAATACTGAGAATCTTTTTCTCGATCAGCATCCCAAGTTATACTATCCATAAATGATATATCTGAAAAAATAGAATTAACAAATTCAGTTTTTTTGTATGTAGCTATATCGTCAAATTCTACACAACATGAAAAAGCATTCTCTATAGATTGATGTTTTGCGATTTCTGTATTTTCGGTGATTTTAGTTAGGTAACTTTCCAACAGATTTTTTACATCATCAAATTCTTTATTTAATTTACGAACGCTTTTGGCTTGTTTTTGGGGATCTTCCTCTAAAAGTAGTTTTTTCAATGCATTGTAATATTCATTTTCTATATCTACCCAATTTTCAGGAGAACATTGATTAGATATACGCTCAAAAAAATGATTCTTAAACTTTAGATGAACTGTTACATTTGCACTAGGATCATTATTATGATCATCAATTAGTGTATGCAATTTCCCTAAAGGATTATCTTTTTTATCTTTATAAAAAGAACAAACTTTATTAACTCTGGTTTGATCATATTCTTTTTCAATTTTTATAAACTTATCTTCATAATCATTAAGAGGGTGTTTGGCTCCTCCATATTGTTGGTCCAATAACCGCCAGTATTTATCATAAACTCCTTCCTCAACAGTAGCCCAATAATCATTTATAAAATCTTTATATCTAGTCTTTAAATTGTGAGCTAAGTCAAATCCATTACCAATAATTATAATTCTATTCATATTATAAAGACATTCAAATTATTTAGTTTAAATAAAAACATTTTCCATGCAAGCATCCCAATAATGTCACAAAGGTAAGTTTTAAATTTATGATTTCGGGAGATGTCGCATCAAATTTCAAATAAAAAAGCCTCGGCCATTCAGCCAAGGCAAATCCCGTCGTCACGGGTGGAAATTGATGATTCCCGGGACAAAGGTACTACTTATTTCTACCGATGTACATAAAATGAGAAATTATTTCTATTCTATCGAACTTTTTAGATCCTCATTAGTGATAGTAGATAAAGGCAAAAGAAAACCCCGACTACGCTTAGTCGAGGCTAATTTTTGGAATATAAACGTATTATCTTCTCTCGATCTCGAAAACTAGCAACTTTTCCGCAAAGAGATGATACAACAGACATCCACGTCTGTACACAAATGTACTAATTATAAATGAAATAAGCAAAAGAAAATACCCCTACTTTCACAAGCAGAGGTATTACAAAGTTTTTTTTATTATGAATCTTAGTGTTATTTTTTAGTAGTTATTTCTTTCGACGGATTAGCCAGACAATTATAATGATCAAACCTATAATTACTCCTATGGCTATTTCTCCGACCTGTAACTTAACAGATTGCCACCAGGAAAGTTCACGTTCAACTGGATAAGGGACTTGTACTACCTTCTGCTTCTCGCTAAAAAGAGAATCATACTTTGCCTGCAACATAGAGTAATCGCGTGACAGTTCCTTGTACCAGTCACGATACCTATATAATTCAGTCCGGATAACATTTCCAGATTCATCGACTACGATTACCGTAGAATCCTTTATTACAACTGAGTCTTTCCGAACCGTCTGTTCTTTGATTACAACCGAATCTCTCGTTATTACCGAATCTTTTAGTTGTATTTTGGTCTCTACTGGAACATACTGAGGACTCCGGCAGGATGACAACCATATTCCCGACATAAGGAAGATGGTTAGAATGTAGATTAGGCGTCTCATGGTCGAATGATTGTATTGCGCAAGAAGTTGGTAAACTCAGAACGTACATCAAAACAGGGGCACGCTTTGATATATTCTGCCGGCTCTACTTCGCCGCTGCTATCCAAATCCGGCGAAGTATCACGATGCCCAAGCAATTCAATAATAGGATACTCTTGACAGAGCTTCGCTACCAATTCGCGCAGTGTAGCCCTTTGAGCAGAAGTACGTGTATCTGCCGGCTTTCCAAATGCGTCCAAGCCTCCGATATAACAGATGCCAACACTATGCTTATTATACGAAGACTCTGAAAATCCTTTGGTATTACAATGCGCACCGTCAATGGAAAGCGGGCGCCCATTCTCTACCATTCCATCAAGGTCAATGACGAAGTTATAACCGATCTGACTAAAGCCTCTTTGCTTGTGCATCCGATCAATGTCTTTAGCTCTCAAATCCTGTCCGGCACGTGTTGCTGAGCAATGGATGATAATAGCATCAATTTCCTTCATTTCTTCTCCTCCTTATTCTTTGTTATTGGGCCAATCTTTACCAAATTGACACGGAAAATGATAG